CTGATGCCGAAGAATAGATTTCGATGTTTCGGCAAGCAGTGCCATGCACTCCGCATTCCGCCGCTCGGCGGCCGCAAGGCGCTGCTGTAGGTCGTCGCGCTCACCAGCTCTCGCGTGAACTTCCGTGGTCAAGAAAGTAATGCGCGCTCGCAAATGATCGGCCTTGCCTGATTCGGCCAGATCTTCCCGCAAGGCAGCGATTTCCGGTTGCTCAGGTGCAAGCCGCAACACCTCATTGACCGCACCGCGAAGCCCTTCAAACTTCAGAACGTCGCGGATAGCTTGTTCGTTTTCCGCGTACCAGTCCGCAATTGTTTCCCATGGTATGGTTCTAACATCGCTCATCGCTTTATCAATCCTGGACAGGTAGAGAGTGGGCTGGAATGCACCAGCTGACCGTTGCGGTAAACCATCATTCCCTGGCAACCGCCGCAAATACCCGCCATTTGTTCAGGCGTAGTCTTGGCGTACTGCGGCCAGCGCTTTGCCGAGCAGTCAGGGCAGCCGCAGTCCTTGCCGATGCAGCGGATCATTTTCCGCCCCCAGCAGCATCGTCTTTAGCCCAGCCCATCACCTTGTATTTCAGGAAGTCGCCAGCGCGGGCGGCAACCTCGCAATGGGCTTTGGTGACACCGTAGGTTGTGCAGTGCTCACCATGCGGATCTGGGGCGTCACCAACCTTACGAGCAATGATGATGACTTGGTCGTAGCCGTAATCCTTGGCGACGCGCTCGGCAGCAGCTATGGGGATTGGTCTCATAACTCATCATCCTCGGATGGCTTCGACTGGCAAATCACCGCGCCGCGTACCTCGATGCGGAAATCCTTGTTGCTGTATTCACCGCCCAGCAACTCCTCCTTGCCGTCCCATACGTTCCACAGCTGCCACCCGGCCGACCGCGTGCAATGCAGTTGCAGGCCGTAGGAGCTATTGAACAGGCCTATGCGCTGGCCTTCAACGAACACCACCACGTCGTGGTAGGTCGGCGGCTCGATCTCCAGGCGCTTGATCTCGGCGATCAGCGTGTGGCCGGCTTTCTTTGCCGCGTGCCACCGTTGCGGGCTGGCCTCAGTGGACGGGGTCAGCAGGTCGGTCAGCGCTGCCAGCAACTCATCGCGCTGGCGTTCCAGGTGGGCCACGCCGCCGGCCGTAGCGTTGAGTTTCAACACCTCGGTGCTGATGCCGTCGCAGACGTTCCAGCAGGCCGCCACGCGCTCAGCCTCCTCGGCAGTGTCGATCTTGCCGAACAGACGGGTGCCTTCAAACAGCACGGCGCCGTAGCGGGCGTCAGGGGTGGCTTCGGATACAAGGGTTTTCTGGGTCATAGGGCACCTTTGATTTTGTCGAGGATAGCGCGCGTGATTGGAGACAGGTCGGACTTGTCTTCAATGCTGATCAGGCCTTCGCCTTCCGCGTAAAGGTCATCCTCGAGCAGGTTTTCCAGCGCGGCCAGCAGTTCGTCGCGCTGGGCAGTGATCAGCTGGCAATCTTTTTGGGCGGCCATCCAGCGATCATTGGCGCGAGCCAGTGACGCCTCCATTGCATTGAGCTGAACATCCATCAGGTAGCGCGGGCTGGCATCCTGAAATTTTGCTTGGGCATCAAGGTCGAACTCGGCCATGGCCTTGCTCAGCGCCTCGCGCAGAGTCTCGCCATGGAAGTCCGGCGATATCGGCTGCTCATCCCATGTCACGGTGACGGTGTAGCCATCGACGACGTACAGAATTTCAACCTGCCGGTGGAGTTTGTTGGCCTTTTGCAGCCAGGCGATCTGCTCGACCTCGATCGGCGGCAGCACTTCGACATGCCGCATTGGGAGGAGGACGCTTTCATTCTTCGGCGCCGCGTTCCACGCCTCGATAAACTTCTGCGCCTCCTCATCGCTAAATGTTGCGATGATCGCCGGCTGCTTGAGGATCCGCATGAAGTCATCCGACAGTAGCGTATCGAAGCTGGCCGGGAGTGCCGTGAGCTCGTCGGTCGCAACACCATCGCAGGCGTTCAGGCAGGCCGCGATGCGCCGGGCCATGTCGATGTTGTCGCAGGTGACCATGTTGGCCTGGTCTGGCGTTTTGCAGATCCGCGCGATGCCGGTATCCGCAATGATCTTGCCATCTGGCCCGGTCACATAGGTGGCGGTGTCGCAGTCGTTGAGCTTGAGCCCGTACTTGGGAGCGCGCTGATTCATGGTCCTACCCCATCGGTTGATTGATGGCGGGATTATGCACTCATTAATCGTATTTGAGCAATAGGCTAATTGAGCGTGCGGACTATCGGCGCCCGAAAAGCAGAAAACGCGCTGCAAGCGGCGCGTCCTCTGGTTGACTCCCTGATTGGTAGTCAGGGGTGGCGCAGCGGCAGGTGCTGGACCTTCTCGACGAACTGGATGATGCGAATCGGGTACCGGTGGCCCGGCACCTCGACGCTGGCTTTGCGGTAACCAGGTTGGTTGACCTTGTCGCGGATGATGCCGATATCGCCGCACTTCAACCGGACCCACTCACCAGGGTCAAGGGTGCCGAGTTCCACCAGGGCCACGTCTGTCATCAGAAAATGTCTCCACCTTCATCCAGGTTCGGGGCTGGCGGTTCATCGCGGACTTCACCCTCGCCCGGGAATGGCTCGCCAGTGTCGGCATGCTGCGCCCGGCGCCCGGTGTAGTCCTGCCAGCGGCGCACGATGACGTCGACAAAGCGCGGGTCCAGTTCCATCAGTCGGGCCGACATGCCCATGCGATCGGCCGCGAGCAGGGTCGTGCCGGATCCGCCGAAGCCGTCGATGACCAGGTCACCGCCGCGCGCGCTGTTCTTCAACATCCGCTCGACCAGGGCCACGGGCTTTTGCGTCGGGTGCAGGCCGGACTTCGACGGCTTCGGCTCGTACAGCACCGACGACGGGCTTTCCTGCAGGGTCGCCTGGCCATCGACAATGAGCACCTGGTCGCCGATCTTGATCATCCACCGGCCATCCTCGGCTTGGGTGATCGGGCCGCCTTCGCCAGTTTCGATGACGGTCTTGTTCTTGCGTCCGCCGTGCCACTTGTGTTTCGAGCCAGGGCGCCACCCGTACAGGATCGGCTCATGGATCGACTGGTAGTCGGCCACGCCCAGCACATGGTTGTTCTTGCGCCAGATCAGGGTCTGGCTGAAATGGAAGCCGGCGCCGGTGAAGGCGTTGCGGAACACGTCGCCGGTGCGGTCGGCGTGGGCCACGTAGATCGGCGCCCCGGGTTTCAGCTGTTCGAGCACGGCGCCGTAGAACTCGCTCATGAAGTCGGCAAAGTCGGCGTCGCTCATCTTGTCGTTTTTCAGCGAGCCGGTGGCGCTGCGCTGCTGGCCATCGACGCCATCCATCAGGCGGTTTTTCCGGCCGACGTCGACGTTGTACGGCGGGTCAGTCCAGCAGATGTCGGCGCGCTCGCCCTGCATCAGGCGGAACCAATCGTCCAGGCTGGTGCTGTCGCCGCAGCAGACGCGGTGCGGGCCGAGGATCCACACATCACCAGGGACCGAGACGGCGTTGTCCTGGAGCTCGGGCGCGGCGTCCGGGTCGGAGTCGGGCGGCTCATCCGGATCGATCGCGAGCAGGTCGGCCAGTTCCTCCTCATCGAAGCCGGTCAGCGACAGGTCAAAGCCGATCTCATCCAGCTCGGTCAGTTCCAGGCTCAGCAGGTCCATATCCCACCCGGCGTTCAGGGCCAGCTTGTTGTCGGCGATGATGTAGGCGCGGCGCTGGGCATCGCTCCAGCCAGTGCAGTCGACCACCGGGACCATGCCGATCGGGATCGGGGCGCCATTGGGGAACTTGATCTGCTTGCCCTGGCGATAGAGCTCGGCGGCGGCCATGGTGCGTCCGTGGCCGGCAAGGGTGCCCATGGCATCGGCCAGGATCGGGTTGGTCCAGCCGAACTCCATCAGGCTCGCGCCGATCTCGGCCAGCTGGGTAGCCGAGTGCGTCCGGGAATTGTTGTGGTAGGCCACCATGCCATCGATCGGGCGCAGGGTGATCTGCGGGATGTCGACGTCCAGGCCGATCATGCGTTTCAAGTCCATCAGGTGCGCTCCAGGATCAGCGGGTCAATACCATCGGGGGCTTTGTCGATGCCGTGGGCGCGGCGCTCGCCGTCCTGGATGATTTTCAGGGTCTCGCCGGTGATCTTGGCCATCTTGGCGCGCTCGAAGGCGCCCATCGGGTTGGTGGCTCGAAGGCGCACCGCTTCGCTGGCCATCGTGCGCGGTACCGACCATTCAGCCTTGTGCCGCTCCAGCAACGCCTCGCGCTCGGTGGGCAGTGGCGCGGTCAGTTCGTTGACGGCCTCGGCCTCGGTGACGCCATTCTGCTCGCGCTCGAACTGCTCGCCCTGGAACATGGCGGCGGCTTGCTGGGCAGCCTCGGTGCTGCCACCGTGCTTGGTCTCCAGGTCCTTTTTCCAGTTCTGGTCGCGGCAGTAGATCTTGAGGGTGCGCGGGGCGATCTGGGTGATTTCCGAAAGCTGGGCAATGGTCATCCCGTGCGTGCCCTCGTACAGGATCCGCGCGGCCCCTATGTGCGTTTCAAATTCTTCGTCGGCTGACACTGTGCAATCCATGGTTCGGTGGGGGATTGCTCGACGGTACAGTCACGACGGGGCGGGGGCAGGGTGGCCCGATGCGCGCCCGATGCATGGGGAATGGCGTGGAAGTGCCAGCGTTTACTGACGGCGCCGTGGTCAGATGCCCTGATTATTACTCAGGGTGGGAATGAAAAAGCCCCGCGATCTGGCGGGGCTGGGTTCGGCGTAATCGTCAGCAGGTCAGGGTCAGCGTGCTGGTCAGCGGCCAGTTCACGTCGCGCACGGCTTCGCGCAACCGGTCCTCGGGCCTGAGCTCCATAGTGCGCAGACCACCTTGGTCGATGTGGAATGACCGCATCGGCGTGACCTTGACGAACACCTGGCGCAGGCGCTCCTGGATCATCAGCCATTGGTCTGGGTTGGCGGTTGCTTCCATGCCCAGCTGGCAGTGACCATGCAGCCATTGGCAGAAGCGATCGGCCGCCATGTTGATCGGCGCCGGGCTCAGGTCGGAGGTGGCCAGCGCGACGTGCTCGCGGATCGAGGCCCATTGTTCGGTGGTTGGCTGGGCCATTGGGTGCTGCTCGGTCGAGCCGCGCAGCCAGTAGCAGAATTCAACAGGGTTCATTGGGTGCAGTCCTCACGGTTGGTCTTGCGGCCTTCGTTGTCGCAGCGTGCCGGGCTGCTGGTGTGCATCCACATCGGCCAGAACGATGACGGCGCCGTGGTGTGGGTTGGCTCGGTGTGCGTGGCGGTGGCTGGGCGTGCAGCAGCTGGTGCAGCAGCTGGTGCAGCAGCTGGGCGCGGTGCCGGGGCAGATACCACCGGGCGCGAGACCATCACCGGACGGGCGACGGTTACCACGGTGGCAGCGTTGGCGCTGGTGTACAGGCCGATCAGGGCAATGAACAGGGCAATGCGATTCATGGGTGCTCTCGGTGGGGCGCCGTCCGTGGCGCTGGCAGGTCAGGCGTTGACGTTGGTGGTGTAGGCCGAGAACTGGACGGTTTCGCCATCAGCGTTCATCGGTCGAATGTAGAACTCGGCCTGGCCATCGTGGGCGGTCACCACGCGAACGACGTGGTCGATGTTGCCCTGGCGGAAGGCTTCGCTCAGGTAGCGCGTCAGGTCCTGGTTCAAGAGCCGGATAGGGGCGCTCATGGTGACGGGGAACGAATGCTCGCACGGCACCTGCTTGCAGTCGCACGGGCCGAGCAGTTCAGGCACGCCGCGATTGTTGGTCGAGCAGTCGGAAGCGTGGGCGGGGCCGATGTAGTTGATGGTCCCGGAACGGACAAGCTCGACGGCGCCGTTGCCGTGGATGGTCGCGGTGTCACCGGCGCCAAGAACGATTTCGTCAGTCGGGGTGGATGCCTTGGCCGCTGGTGGGTTCAGCAACTCATGCGCCTTGGTGGCAAGTGCGGCGATCAGGTTTTCGACGGCTTGGGTGATACCGGTAGAACGTGGCATTGGCTGCGCCATCAGCGCGGCGACGGTGCGCCCCAGTTCGTTGGCGTTGTTCAGGTTCTCTTTCGTGCTCATGTATTCCCCTCGATTTTCGCGCCCAATCGGCGCCCTAAGCGTTGCAGCGTGGGCGGGATGCCCGTGTTTATTGGTCTGGCGTGCGTTGATGCCCTGATTCCGTATCAGGTGATGAAAATCGGTGGCAGCCCGCGCTTTTCCAACTCGCCGTTCAAAATACGGTCATGCGCGATCAGTGCGGCGGCCTTCGCTGCCAGCGGTTGTCGGCTCAGAATGTAGTTTGAGCGGGCGTCCGCAAAGCGCCACTCAAACCACTTGACGTTGTGCAGGTACATCAGCGCCACGGCAATCAGCCCGCACGGGATGTCGCGCGTCTCGTTGATATCGACGGTCTCAGGCTCGCGCGGCGATCGAGCCGGTGGCAGCGGATGCTTGCCGATCATTGCGCACGGCTCACGGTGATGCTGACTGTCACGCGCTCTACAGCCGGCGGCAGCGTGTAGCTGATAACCGGCAGGCCATTGGCGTCGCTGGTGACCTCGACGACAGTGGCGCCGAGTTTGCGCAGGTTATCGGCCGTGGCGTTGGCCAGCTCATGCGCGGCGGCGATGGTTTCCGGGGAGATCTCGACCGGTAGTTTCGCCAGTTGCGCAGCGGTGAAGTCGTCGATCTCGGTGATGCAATTGCCGCGATCGCCCATGAACCAATCAAGCTGGGCCTGCGCCTTGGATTTGGCCAGCTCCTCGCTGGATTCGCGCTGACGGAACTGGTGGACCTCCTCCTTGCCATCGAGCGGGTGCAGGTATTTGAACGTCTGCGACTCGGCGATCCAGCGGCCAAAGTCAGGGTAAACGATCAGCGATAGCTCTTTGTCGATCATGCGGCCTCCAGGTCTTGCGGTAAGTGGTTGCGGGTGGCGATCAGGTTGACGCGGGTCTGGCCTTGCAGGATCCGGCGCACGGCCTCGGCGTTCACGGCAAAGCGCACCTGCAGGCGTTTGGCACTCCAGCCGGCGAACTCATTGAGCGCACGCATCTCCAGGATCTGCGCATCAGTCAGCAGCGGGGCGCGGCCACGGTTGCCACCCTTGGGCTTGCGCTTGCTGCAAGGCGACGCGGTGCCGATCCAGGTGGTGTGCGTGGCCGGGGCGCCGTTGTACTTGCTGCTCATCGCCGGCGATCCCGGTTGGTCAATTCTTGCAGCGTCGGCCCGGGGCCAAAGCTATCGACGATCGCTTGCTGGCCCGGGGTCAGCGGCCGATCGGAATACTTCGCGGCGCACTGTCCACCCTGGCCGGAGCACTGCCCGCACTTGCGGCACTGCTGGATATTGGACTTGGCCAGCACTTCCCAGTTGTCTTGGACTTCGATCACGCGGTTCTCCTTGCCCTGGCGCCCAGATGGCGCCCGAAGTGTCGTTGTTGATGTCAGTACTCAGCGTCTGCTGGGGTTTGTCGCTCTGACGCCCTGATCATTGGTCAGGGTGGTTATGCGTAGCGCCTTTCAGCAGCGGCGTTCAGGTTCGCCAGGGCGCGGCGGGCGTCCTCACGGATGCGGCGCAGTTCCGGCACGATGTCGATGACCACGGCAGACGGCGCCGAGGCTGCCACTCGCTCGCACCAATCGGCCACCGTTTCGGTCGCTGGGACTGTAGGAGCGGGATCGGCCTTTCTGACCCCTTGAATGGGCTTAACCACCAGCTTTTGCTGGGGCTTACCTGTGGGAGCGGGGCGGTGAAAGTGGTCACCCTTGATCGCGCCATTGAACGGCAGGACCTTGGCCAGCGGCTTGGACTCCGAAGGCTGCTCAGCGGCCAGCCCGGTCAGGTTGCCAGCCCAGTCCAGCTGGCTGATCAGGCCGCCATTGCGCAGGTAGTCGTCCATCATGCTGCCCAGCGCCGAACGATCAGCGCTACGGTCTTGCCGGAGTTCTTCGGAGTCCTTGGCCATCAGGTTTTTGCCTTGTCGTGTGGGTTGACCCATGGGCGCATTGCCGTGTTCCAGCGCATGAAAAGCGCACTGCCGAACAGGTTGAAGTAGCGCACGGTGATGATGCCGTCGAACACGTTGCCCGGCTCGACGTTGCTCATCGGCATGACCGGCTGCGGGTGCGGCAGATCGCAGTGTCCGCAATAGGTCACATTGGCGGCCGCGTCCTCGGTGATGAAGCGCGGGATCAGGATGTCCAGCCAGCTTGGCGTGCTCATGCGCCGACCTCGATCATGGTGTAGGCGTGCTCGAACGCGGACTGCTCCAGGTAGAACGGTTCGCCGTTCTGGTTGTGGCCGTAGTAGCCGCCCGGCTCTGGTGCCCACTCCTCGGCCCACTCGGTGGGGACCTGGATCGGCACAAAGCGGGTGTTCTCGGAATGCAGCTCGACGCCACGCGGGTTAGGGATGACGTGGGCGATCTTGAGCGCTCGCACTTGCCGCCGGGCGTTGATGTGCTGGTACAGCGGCAGATGGATCAGCAGGCTCATGCGCGCCGCTCCAACAGGATCCGGGTGATGCCCAGGCGCACGGCCATGGTCATGCGGCTCAGCGACATGATCGCGCCAGGGCGGTGGCGGTGCAGGGCGATCATGCGCGGTGCTTCTTCCGTGGTGACTTCGGCGACACCGACGTAACTGCCATCGTCGGCGAACAGGCGCTCCATCGTGGTTGGTTGGTTCATGGTCTATCGCTCGGTTGGTGGTCTGGCATTCGGGTTGCAGTCGCCGATCGGCTGATAGCCGCTGACGGGAACCTGGCCCGGGTATGGCATTGGAGCATCACGAAAGATTGCGCGGGTATCCGCAGGCGTGAAGTCGACGGCCTTGGCGTCGCGCCAGATGGCTTCGCCTTCATCGCGGTAGCGGCGATCGATCTCCTCGACCTGCAGGATGATCCAGCCGAACCAGCCGGTGCGGTAGCGCGTGCGTCCGGTCAGGCTCATGGCTGGTGCACCCACGCCAGGCCAACGCCGGGCACTTCGCAGAGCCGGTAGCGGTGCACGACGACGGAGGCCGTGACATCGATCTTTCCGGGGTCGGAGTAATGGCCGCGCAGGGCATGCGAACCGGCGACGCTGAAATGATCGATGCCGCTTGGCTCGCCACGGGCCTTTCCATCCAGCGGGCCACCGATGCAGGGGTAGACGTTGCTCATCGAAACCCCCGCAGGCGCAGCATCAGGACGCGGCGCAGTTCGTGTTCGATCGGCAGATCCAGCGCGTAGAGAATGGTCAGGACTTTCATGGGCTGACCTCGACAGCGAACTTGATCTTGCAGACGGTCATTACGGAATCCCTGATGGCGTTGGCGGTGTTGCGCTCGCTGATGGCGGCATCACGTTCGCGCACAGCACGATCGCGCTGGATTTGTGCCGCGCAGTTCACTGCGACCATGACGAAAAACAGGGCGCAGTAGACGTAGGCCAGGAAGCGCTGGCCACGGGTCAGGTTTTTCAGGGTCATCGGGTCACCATCCGGCCTTGACCGAGGTCGTACCAGGAGACGGCGCCGGACAGCGCACCGATAACCACGCAGCCCAGCGCATCCCAATAGTCGCCGCGCTGGGCTGCTCGAACAGCCAAGCCCAGCAGCGCGCCAGACCCCAGCAGCGCAAATCGGTTGTCGCCCAGCGTGTTCCAGGCGAGCAGCGCCGCCTTGACGAAAAATCCCTTGAGTCGTTTCACTCATCACCCCCGTAAAAGCCGTGACGCCCACGGCGGCATTGCTCAATTATGCGCTACGCAGCAGCGGCGCCGCAAGCGTTCTCACGCTTCCCGTGGAGCTCCATGCAGCGGTTGCGCAGGTGCGTGGATGCGTTCTCGCCTTGGTGCAGTTCGACCGAGCGCAGATAGCCGTTGCGCTGTGCCTTGTTCGGCAGGTCCAGGACATAGGCCGGCTCGACCGATTCGATGGTGCCGAGCAGGGCGGCAAGGCCGCTGGCCCCGCGTCGCTGCTCGATGACCGCCAGGGCTTCGATGCGTTCGGTGTGCCCCATGCCCAGGATGCGCCGGGCTTCACACTCAGCGCGCCACTCGGGCGAGTCGTCGGCGATCTTGCTGCCATCGGCCAGCGTGACCACGGCCGGGATCCAGGTGCAGACGTTCATGCGGACATCCCGAACAGGTCAGCCTGCGCCGGCCGAGCAAGAGCGTCCGCCAGGTTAGCGGCGACTTGAGCACGGGCGCAGGCATGTCGGATGCGAGCGTCGGCGATGGCCATGTAGGGCGCTTCCATCTCGATCCCGATGAACTGGAACCCCTCCTGCATCGCCGCCTTGCCAGTGCTGCCACTGCCCAGGAACGGATCCAGCACCAGGCCACCAGGTGGCGTGACCAGGCGCAGCAGGTAGGCCATCAGCTCAGTCGGCTTGACCGTCGGGTGGTTGTTGCCCTTGGTGTCGGTGTTCTCGACCTTGCGCAGGGTGGTGCCCTGTTTGAACTGCGGACCGGGATCGACCAGACCCTCGTTGCGGTCTTTGCGGCTGGTCTTGGCGCAGTAGAAAAACCGTGCCGCGCTGCCAGCGTCGTCGTGGAATGCGCCGACCACGCGCCCCATCAGGCCGCTGAATGCGACGGCACCGCTGAAACCGTTGGCGGTTGGTTCGTTGCCCGTGACCGGTGCATTCGCCCCAGCGTCGGCCGGGAACATCGCGACGACGGCCTCGCTGCCATCGTGGATCAGGTTGGCTGGCCAGCGGCCGGATGGGTCGCCGCCGCGAACACCAGGCGTCGCGGCAAAGTTGGTTCCACCCTGCTCGGTGTAGCGCTGGGATTGCGATGACTCACCGATTCGCTCGCGACTCTCACCAGTCGGCCTAACCCTGCAGGCGTCGATGTTCAGCGCGCCCGTCCCGAATTCCAGGACGTTGGCCAGCACCGTGCCCACCAGGGGTTTGCGTGCCATGCAGATCGGCTCATGCGCCGGCTTGAGCGCAGTGCCCCAGCCAGCGTGGTCGCCCTTGAGGTTGTGCGACTTCGGAAAGCCAGAGCCGAACACCCACATGATCTGGTCGCGGATCTCGAAGCCGGCCATCTCAATCCCCACCGCCATGTGGTGGTAGGTCCGAGCAGCGGCGAACGACAACAGGTGACCGCCAGGCTTGAGCACGCGCAGGCACTCGGTTGCCCATTCCAGCGTGAAGGCCTGGAAGGCGCGCATGCCGGTCGGCGTCAGATCGTACTTGCCAGCCTCGGCCGCAACCGATCGATGCCCACCGGTGGCACCGCAGGCCGCAGCATGCGACGGCATGTCGGCCCGGTACGCGGCTCGCGCTTCGATGTCCTTGCCGTCCCACGCCTTGCCCATGAACCGGATTCCGTAGGGCGGATCCGTGACCACGCTATCGACCGAGTTATCCGGCAGCGTGCGCAAAACATCCAGGCAGTCGCCCAGATGCAGCGTGTACGGGGTTTGGGTGGTTGGCTTCATGCCTGCGAACCTGCCATCACGACAGCGCGCAGGTCACGAACCTTTGCGGCGTTGGCCATGTACTCGGCGCCGTCGCAAAGCTTTTCGAGCGAGTGGTAAACCGGGATGTTCAGGCGTTCAGCCTCACGCACCTCGGCCTGAGTACCCGACGAATTCTGCCAGCCTGGCACCAGCAGCACCGCGTCGGCCCGGCGCATGTGCTCCATGGTCGCGGCCAGCCAGAAGGCGTCGCCAATGTTCGGATCGACCAGGTCCAGCAGACCGAAGTTGCAATGCGGGATGATCGGCGCCCAGCCACGGCGAACGGCCTGCAGGCCAAGAGCGCGTGCCGCCTGGATGTTCAACTCGATCCCGGCCGGCGTCGCGGCGCGGTATGGGCCAGCGATGTACACCACCGGCAAGCGTGACGATGAAACCATGGTGAATCCCCCAAATCGTGGATGCGTGGAAAGGCGCCCATTGTATCAATCAAATATGATCAATGCGCTAACAAATGCGGCTGGAAGTGCAGTTTTGTGTCTGCGCCCTAACCGCGCCCGAAATACTATCGGCGCGGTTGCAGGCCTTGTGTTGCGCGGGTTTGCGGCGAGTGACGCCCTGATTCGCAATCAGGAGCGCTTGTTCTTGACGACCTCGGAAGCGACGTAAGCGCTTGGAAATGCTGGACTTTTCTCAGGATTTACGATGCAGCGCACGCCGGCGTCGACCATTGGCCCACCACTGCGGCCGGATCCGTTGCGCTTGCGAATTTTCATGCCGCAGCAGCAGGCATCGGTGTGTGACTCGCTGACGGTCAGCAGCATGCAGTTCGTGCACATGAACTCGCTGGTTGTCTCGCTCAGGGCACGACTCGCCATGCGGCCGAAGCAGGCCCGGCACACATGCGGCTCCAGGTGCCAAGCATAATCTTGCGTGGAATGCCCAGACTTAGCCTCGCGCGCACGTTTTTCAGCCTCAAAGTCGTAGACCTTGCCCGTTTCCGTAATTTTCGCGCAATTTTCAATTTTTTCATCACTCATCAGAACAACTCCCCCTGTACGCAAATAGGAACCTTTCTCACCGCAGTAAACCCGAACAGAACCTGCCGGGTGCAATCCCTCAGCCCTGCGACCATCAGCTCATCGGTGCTGACTGAGTGTTCACGCTTGATCGTAATGTTCTCGCCACCACTGCGAACGGTGATGGTTCTTGCAGCCAGGGGAGGATGGATTTTCGGCGGCTTGCCCTTGGCATTGCGACCGACGATGACCTCTCTGGCCCGGTTCCAGCAGCTGACGCAGATGTCTCCCCCGATCAATCGCATGCCACCGCGATGACACCGTGCACAGATCCCGGTCCCTCTCAAGACCGACACCTCGAACGACTCCTCACCGGCATGCTTTGCCCCGATCGGGCAGTTGCGACACTTGGCCAGGCGCTCAGGCGGCGTCTTGCCATTGGCCTCGGTCCACATCCCGGCGCAGCGTTCAACCTGGAGCGTTGCCCGTAGTTCCTTGCACTCGAACATCGGCCGATCAGGCAGTTCGGGAAACGTGAAGTATTCAATCGTATCCGATTGCATCACTACCGCCTGTCGGTCAATGGGAGTGCCGGGGATCATACGGTTATCTCTGCTGTCGCGGAAGGGATCCAAAGTCACATTGCCTGCCGTTCGTCGGTTGCGATGCGTGCTGCAAGAATGATTAACCATTCAGCGATTACAAGCAAGCCTGCGGCGCTGGTGGCTGGATGCCATTGCAGCATTCAGCCAGGAGTAACCGGGTAACCCCGGAAAAAGCACCGGTTACCCCCTCGGTTACCTTTCTGGTTACCCCAAAAAGCCCTATATATATAACACTAGATACTCAATAAATATATATATATAGG